CCAAAGAAAGGACATCTAATGAAACATCAAGTACACATACATCAGCAGAGGTTGAGGAAGGGTCTACCAGCGATAATCCATAGAACGTATAAAGGGGTGGAGTATCACCAGGAGTTTGAAATCCCTGAGGGCGCTAAAGTTATCCAATCTGAGAAACCTCTTTCTTGTGGTGCTAGAGCTTGGATTGAGTGGCATGATTGATCTTGGTTGGGAAGTTGTTGAAGGAATAATTTTAATTGGTGTCCTTATGGTTGTTGTTTCTTTCTTTATAAATTACCTCTAGGTTGCCCTTAACGTCTACTGCCAGTAGTATGGGGGTATGACATATTTAGATACAAAAACAGCAAAATCAGCAACCTACGAATTGGGCAGAATAAACAGTAAAGGGCAGTTTGTTTCGGGCGCTCGTAAAAGGAAATGTCCTGAAGGCTTCAAGCGTTGTAATAAGTGCTTGGAAGTCAAACCTTATGAGGACTTCCACAAAATCAAGAAGAAAGCTCCATCATCTGATGGTCGTAGACCACGATGTAAAGCGTGTCGCAAAGTTGCTTCTGCGCAAGATTATATCAATCGTGGAGACTTTATCCGCAAGCAACAACGTGAAGCAAGACGTACGATGACTGATGAGCAACGAGAACATGAGCGTCTACGAATCAGAGATTGGAAAAGTGCTAACCCAGAGTTAGAAAAAGCTTATGTCAAGAAGTATAAGACATCTGAGCATGGGGTTGCTAAAAGGAAAGAGTGGGAGAAAGAGAATCGGGAGTCTATTAGAGAAAAACAGCGGGAGTGGTCTAAGACTACAAAAGGTTTACAAGGTAGCAGAAGAAGCGTAGAAACCAGGAGAGCTAGGTTAGCCAATGTAGAGTCTGACGGTCACACAATACCAGAGTTACATGCTTACTGGAAAGCTAAAGGCATAGACCCTAAGCGATGCACCTACTGTAATGCTTGGCATACCAAGTGGGATAACAACTGGAAGACCTCAGTAGGTGACCATGTATTTCCAATTGAGAAAAAAGGACCAGACACCCTAGATAATAAAATGCCGTGTTGTATCACTTGTAATCGTTCTAAAGGGGACAGGATACTAGGCGAAGAGTGGACACCGCCTAAAGACAATATAAATCACCTGTAGGTTGTTGTTTCTGTCTACTGGCGGTAGTATGGACGCATGACATATTTAGATACAAAAACAACAAACACAGATAAAGAAATAATACACGCAGCGGTTTCCGCTATAGCGTCTAAATGCGATGGGGCTAATACTGAAGACGGTATTGGCTTTAATGGCTCTGACACTAAGTTCGGGAAACGCTGTGCGCTACTAGAACCACACCAATGGACAGAAGGCATAACTTGGGAAGCACACAGGATGCTTGAGAAGTACTCTGGGCAATTAAAGTCCTATGGCTACGACTATGAGAAACTTCCTGAACCTGAAATGCCACTGGTAGCTGATGGCAGGGCTGATGCTCGCAATCTCGCTAGGACCGCTGAGATCTTAGATTCTCGTAGAATCACAACAAGGAATGAACGCTTCATAATTGAATTCAAATACGACGCTGAAGTAGTTGCATCTGTTAGGAAGATCAAAGACTCCCAGTACGACGCTGACAAGAAACTATGGTACGCACCTGTGAGTAGCGCACAGTTCGTTGCTAAATTTGCGAAAGAGTTCGAGTTCAATATTGGTGCTGGAGCAGAGAACAAAATTCAAATTTCTATGCGAGAAGGAAATTGGGAATTAGAAGAAGACGTTGTTGCAAAGAGAGAGTTGCACCTTATAGACAATTCTCTTGCGTTCGAATTTGATTATGACGAGCATCTAATACATGCCGTTAAAGAAATAAATCATCGCCGTTGGGATTCTCAAAGAAAGATGTGGATGGTTCCACAAACTTCCTTTGAGGATGCTTTCGCTGTAGCTAATCACTGGGACTTTAATATCTCAGATGAAGTAAGAGCTATGGTCAATGAAATAATGGTCGTTACGGCACAAAGGGAAGAAGCATCTTCTGCCCAAACTTCAGATATTGAAATTGAAGGCCTTGCTACCAAAAATGCTTTAGGTCAGGATTTAGCCTTGCGCCCATTCCAATTAGCTGGAGTAGCGTATGCGATTGATGTAAGAAAGTGTTTCATCGCTGATGAGATGGGGCTAGGTAAGACTGTTCAAGCACTAGCATCTATTCAACATGAAGATGCTTTCCCTGCCTTAGTTGTTTGCCCTGCTTCTCTAAAGACTAACTGGGACCGAGAAGTCAAAATGTGGTTGCCAGGGAAGACAACACACATAGTTGATAGCAAGTCTGGTGTTAAGAATGCTGACGTTGTTATTATCAACTACGACATTCTGACCAAGCAGGAAGATGCGTTAAAGAGTGTCCCTTTCAGGTCTCTTATATTTGATGAAAGTCATTACGCTAAGAATGGCAAAGCTAAGAGGACTCAAGCTCTCAAGAAAATAGCTGAGAGAGTTCCTAAAGATGGGATGATTCTTGCATTGACTGGTACTCCAGTTTTGAATAGGCCGATAGAGCTTATTTCTCAATTGGAGATCCTTGACAGAATAAATGAGTTTGGTGGTTCTTGGAACTTCAGGCAAAGGTATTGCAAAGCTCACCATAATGGATATGGATGGGATTTCAAGGGTTCATCTAATGCTGAAGAACTCAATGAACTGCTTCGTCGTACATGCTATGTGCGTAGGAACAAGCAAGACGTTCTCACAGAACTCCCTGATAAGGCGCGGTATGAAATTCCGATTGACCTTTCTGGTAAAGGGCACCAGAACTACAGGATGGCTGAAGCAGGCGTGCTTGAGTACTTTGCTGGTGATGGGAGAAGCGCTAATTCTGCCCAACAGCTAGGTCATATAATGAACCTTAAGCGTCTCGCTGGTGAAGGAAAAGTTGAAACTGCATGTGAATGGATAGATACTTTCCTTGATAGCACTGATAGAAAATTAGTCGTATTCGCCCACCATATTTCAGTAGTTGATGCAATCGCTGAGAAATATGGGAACCTGCGAGTTGCAGGAAAAGACTCTCAGCAAGTTAGGCAAAATGCTGTTGACTCTTTCCAGAACGATCCCAAATCCAGGGTGATTGTTCTTAATATGAAAGCTGGTGGTGTAGGGCTTACACTTACTGCAGCGTCTGACGTATTGTTTGTAGAGCAAGGTTGGACTCCAGCAGAACACGATCAAGCTGAAGATCGTTGTCATAGGATAGGTCAAGATGACAATGTATCCGCTTGGTATTTACTAGCTAACGACACGATAGATCACGATATCTATCAGTTGATAGCAGATAAAAGAGTCGTCGTAGATGCGGTGACAGAAGGGGATGAAGAAGAATCAGGAAGCATCCTCAATGAGTTAGTCAAGTCATTAATCAAAAGAACAGAGGTATAAATATGGCTGAGACGGTAAAAGAATTTGATAACTGGGATACTAACCAGAAAATGGGTAATTATCCGTGGGATCAATGGTTAGATGGCCAAATATGGCGTTTAACAGAAGAAGATTTACGAAAGCAAGAGTTCGTAGATTTAGCAAGATACATTCATAAAGTCGCTAAGCAACGAGATATGACTTGCAAAACAAAGCGATGGGAATGGGACAAAGCTACCCAAACCTACGGATGTCTATATGTACAAGCATTCCCTAAGGGAAAGAAAGATAAAGGTAAAAAATAATGCCTAAAAGAAAAACAAAAAGCCAGCCAGAAGTAATTGAAATGGTTCTGCGAACCCAAGAAATGGAAAAGCAGGCATATGCCAATTACCAATCTGCACAAGACAATCATTTAGAAGCTATGCGTGAAGCTAGAGGACTAGGGGAAACCTGTGAGAACCTGGCTGAAGCGTTAGGTGTTTCTAAACAATGGGTCCACAAATACACGACACATGGGCGTAACCATAATAAGGTGTATAACAGGAAATAACTGTGGCAAAAATAGCTGGTGACTTAGAAGGCGCTGCTATCCCTATTGATTCAATACAATCACATCCATTAAACCCCCGAAAGGGTGATTTGGTCGGGATATCAGAAAGCCTAGAGGTGAATGGGCAATATTCCCCTGTAATTGTTGATGCTAGAAATGGAAACATTTTGGCAGGCAACCATACTTGGAAAGCAGCTAAGAATCTTGGCTGGGATCAGATTGCTGTTGTACACGTTGACGTGGATGACCAGCAAGCAAAAAGAATACTTCTTGCTGATAACAGAACATCAGATTTAGCTACATACGATGTCCAGAATCTTATAGCGCTGATAGAGACAATTAGACCTGATTTAGATGGTTCTGGTTGGGACAGAAGATCACTTGAAAGACTTTACCAGTTAGAAGAAGGTGAAGATATTTTTGGTGGTGGGAATGGCGGAGGACCGTCACAAGATGATATGTTTCCTACAACGCAGAAAATACATGTTGGCAAAAACCTTTTACTTGTAGATGGCACTTACTTTAGTGAATGGCTCGAATCGTTGGGGGACAAAGACGAAGCCATATCTACGATAAGGGGAAGGTTAGGTTTGGATGACGATCCAGAACCTAAACCAACAAAAGAAGGAAAGCGTTGGGGTAGTGTCTCTGGCAAAACCCCAACGCATTCCGGTTTAGATTCATGTATATGGGTTGATGTCGAAGACCTGGAATTTCATCCAGAGAACGCAAGGCAAGGGGATGTCGGAGCGATATCGGAATCTTTGCGTGTCAACGGTATATATAGG